CCTATACCGCAAGATCCTCTTGGGAACAAACTTGATAATATTTACAACAACACCGGGGACATAGCCCGGAACACCGCCGATACAAGGGACGCGATCGATATGACAGATGAGGATTTGTCCTATCTGCGGGCGATTGCGGAACGGGAGGCAATCAACCGCTATACTACAGCGGAAATCAAGCTGGAGCAGACCAACTATAACACGGTAGATAAAGATATGGATCTGGACGGCATCATGGACGCTTGGGGGGCAGGCTTTGCCCAGCGTCTGGATATTTCCGCGGAAGGGATGCATAGATAAATGGCGTATGTTATGTATCTGGCGGGTACACAAATGCCCGTCATGCCGTCTAAAGTCCAGGTCAAAATCAACAATAAAAACAAGACCCTGAACCTGATCAATGAGAGGGAAATCAACATCTTAAAGGCGGCTGGACTGTCCACCGTTTCCTTTGAACTGCTGCTGCCGCAGTCGCCCTATCCCTTTTCCAACGGAGCCGTCAATGCAAAACCCTATACGGATTTTTTTGAAAGGCTGAAAGTCAACCGAGAGCCGTTCCAATGGATTCTGAGCCGCCAGCGGCCCTCCGGGGAAATGATGTTCTACAGCAATATAACGGTTTCGATGGAGGACTACCAGATCACGGAGGACGCCGAAGAAGGGCTGGATGTAAAGGTCAAAATCAACCTGAAGCAGTACCAGCCCTATGGGACAAAACTGCTTGTCATACAGGAACCGGAAACTCCCGGCGACCCGCCGGGGGCCGCGGTGCAGGAGCCGGAGCGTCCGGCCCAGACCGCGCCCCAGCTTCAGAGTTATACCGTCGTAAAAGGGGACTGTCTCTGGAATATTGCAAAGAAGTATCTGGGAAGCGGGGGCAGGTGGAAAGAAATCTACGAGCTGAACAAGGATAAAATCAAAAACCCCAACCTGATCTATGCCGGTCAGGTCCTGACCCTGCCCTGAAGAAGGAGGGCGTTTCGTTTGAGGGTTGAAATCTCAATCCAACATGGTTCTTCCATTCAGGTTCCCGCCGTAGTGGAGGGGGCCAAACTTTCTCTGGAGCGGAAAGAGACGCCCGGTAAACTGACTTTCACCGTGGTGAAGGATGCTGTTTTGAACTTTCAGGAGGGCGATACGGTGAAGCTGACGGTGGACGGAACGCCCATGTTTTATGGGTATGTGTTCACCAAAAAGCGTGGCAAGGGAAACACCGTCGACGTTACCTGTTATGATCAACTGCGGTATCTGAAAAATAAGGATACCATCACAGACGAGGGGCTGACTGCCTCCGACCTGCTGCGGAGGATTGCCACTGATTTCCGGCTGAAACTCGGAACCGTGGAAGATACCGGGTACGTCATAGAAACGATCATAGAGGAAAACCAGACACTTTTTGACATCATCCAAAATGCCCTTGATGAAACGCTGCTCCATACGGGCAATCTGTTCATTCTTTACGATGATTTCGGTGAACTGGCCCTCCGGAATATCAACAGTCTGAAGCTTGACCTGCTGATTGACGCAGAAACCGCCGAAGATTTCGATTATGAATCCAGCATTGACGAGCAGACCTATAACCAGATCAAGCTGCTTTTCAACAATGAGGAAACCGGAGATCAGAAGCCGTATATGGCGCAGGACGCGGAGAAGATAGACCAATGGGGCGTTCTGCAATATTTTGAGGAAGTCCAGAGCGCCACGGGCGCGCAGGCAAAGGCCGACGCCCTGTTAAAACTGTACAACTGCAAAACCCGGAAACTGAGCATTAGGAACGCCGTTGGAGATGTACGGGTCAGGGCGGGAAGCGCCGTCATGGTTTCGCTGAATCTGGGGGACATGATTGCAAACCGTTATTTTATGGTGGAGCAGGTAGAACACACATTCAAAGAGGGGGAGCATTTTATGAAGCTGACACTCATCGGAGGTGAATTTATTGTCTAACGCCGTGGAGCTGGTAAAGCAGGCCGCGCTGGAAGCGGTGGAGGCGTCTAAGCCGGTCCGCGTTTTGTTCGGGAAAGTGATCTCCATATCCCCGCTGAAAGTACAGGCGGATCAAAAGTCCATATACACCGAAAAAATGCTGATCCTGACCCAGCGGCTTTCGGGGAATCTGCGTACAGGGGATAAAATCCTGCTGCTCCGGATGCAGGGTGGGAAAAAGTTTGTGGCAATAGATCGTCTTTGAATCGGGAAGGAAGTGTCGTAAGTGATACCGAAAAGTTCCGATGATTTACGGCAGGATTTTGTAATCAAGACGCTGCCGAGCAAAACCTTCCGCATCAATCACGACACCCAAACAATCACCGGGACGATTGACCAGATCGGGGCTGTGGAGCAGGCCATTTTTCTCATCCTGAATACCGAGCGTTACCAATGGCTGATTTTCTCGTGGAACTATGGCGTAGAGTTCAAAAACCTGATCGGGAAACCGAAGGACTACTGCATTCCCGAGATTGAACGCTGTATCAGGGAAGCGCTGCTTCAGGATGATCGGATTACAGCGGTTGAAAACTTTCAATTTGAGGTCCACAAAAAGAGAGTGCTGACCACCTTCACGGTGATCAGCATTTTTGGCAATGTCAATGTGGAAAAGACGGTGGAGATCTGATGTATGAAAACATAACCTATGACGTCCTGCTGGGCAGGATGCTAAAGACAGCCCTTGCCAAAAACAAAAATCTGGACAGCCGGGAAGGATCCCTGCTGTGGCTTGGACAGGCTCCCGCCGCCGTGGAGCTTCAGAACCTGTACATTGCTCTTGACAACATCTTAAAAGAAACCTTCGCAGACACGGCAAGCCGGGAATACCTGATTCTTCGGGCGGCGGAACGGGGTCTCACCCCACAACCGGCAAGCCCCGCCGTGTTGGAGCTGACAATCACTCCCGCAACGCTTTCCCTGCCTCTGGGGACCCGGTTTTCTATCGGGGAACTGAACTATTCCGTCACCGGCGCTGCGGCGCAAGCCGGGGTGTATGAAATCACCTGTGAAACCGCCGGGGAAGCCGGGAACGAATACGGGGCCGCCGTGATCCCCATTGAGTATGTGGCGGGGCTGGAAACCTGTACCGTCACCGCCCTTTTGGTCCCCGGTGAAGAGGAAGAGGAGACGGAGCTTTTTCGCAAGCGGTATTTTGACAGCCTGCATTCTCAGGCATTCGGCGGGAACCGGGCTGACTATATTCAAAAGGTGAACGCGCTCCCCGGTGTGGGTGGCGTGAAGGTCTATCGGGCGTGGAACGCCAACATCACACCCACTGCGCTGTCTCCCCCAGAGGAAACGGAAACGTGGCTGGAAAAGGTCATTCCCCAACTGCCCTCCAGCGTGGGGACATGGCTGCGAACGGTTTATCAGGCTGGGCGGGACGGCCTTTTGACGGTGGGCGGGACGGTCAGGCTGGTTATCATCGACAGCACATTTGCCGCCCCTTCAGCGGATTTGGTGGATCGGGTGCAGACGGCTATAGACCCCATCCAAAACGCCGGAGAGGGCTGTGGACTGGCACCCATCGGCCATGTTGTCAAGGTATTTCCCATCAAAGAAGAACCGATAGACTTGTCCTTCTCTCTGGTATATAGGCGGGGCTGGGCATGGGATGATGTCGAGCCCTATGTGCGGGAGGCAGTCATGGGGTATTTTCGTGAACTGGCCCAGACGTGGGCAGAGCAGGAAGAACCGCTAGTTCTCCGAATCAGCCAACTGGAAAGCCGCCTGATTTCTCTGACCGGCATTCTGGATATTACGGGCAGTACCATCAACGGGAAACCGGCAAACATGACCCTTCCCGCCGATTCTATCCCAGTTCTGAGCGGTCTGAACGCCGCATCAAGCATCGGAACATAGAGGTGGGTATATGGAGAGACAGCTGATTCATTATCTTCCCCCCGTTGTCCGGGATCTTCCGGACTATCAGGGGATCAACACTGGCGAACAGCCGGAATTTGGACAGGCATGGAGCGCGTCGGAGGATCTGCTGGCAAACCAGTTTGTCAGCACCGCGCTGGACTGCGGCCTGA